CCTATATTCCACGCTTCATAAACTGTTACTCGACTAGCAACAGGAATAATAGTAACCTCTATGCCATCCCTAAAAGAAAAATCTTTAAACTGCTGGAGAGAATCATCCGTAGAACTTGCATCCACAAAAACTACTTCAAAAGTATGAAGGGTTTGGGAGTTGACATACTTACAGTAATTCTGTATATAATTTGAAGAATTGTAATTTGAACAAATTATACTAATCACTGGCCTGCCCCGTTAACTCCTCCAACCCTAGGTCTCACTAAGTAGACAAGATCTCCAAACCAATCAAGTTTGTAACCACCCATACAACATGCGTTTATATGGTGAAAGTCCGTAAGATTTTGTTCATCAAGCGGGACAGAATTAGTAAAAGGAATTTTACTGAAGATAGAGGTCCTATAAGTAGGCATACACACATTCCCAGGAGTTATGCCTAAGTCCCCACTCATGCATAAATCTCGGGAGACTAAAACAGCTTCCCCACCAGGACCATTTATAGTTATTTCTGTATTAAAACGTACTCCCCCCACCCACAAATCTACATCGGGCTTTTCTTTAAGCTTACTACGAATTATATCTCCTGCGCCAGGAGCAAACTCGTCATCGTCATCTAGAAAAGTTATAAACTCGGTCTCAGCCAAAGCCGCTCCTACGTTAGCTGCCATGCCTCCGTAGTACCCCCAGTGCTTCCCCAATTTTATAAACCTATCGGCTCCCCACGCCTGCTCGCCAATGTCAACCCCATCACTTATTATAAAGGTTTTAAACCCTTCTCTCTTGGCAGAGTATACTGCCTCCTCAAGACTAGCTCTCCCTATTGTTTTTATAATTACTGTAGTATTATGCATCAAATTCCCACTCACTATTATAACTCACCTTTTCATCAGGTTGATCTCCGTGAAGTAAGCCCAAAGCTTGTTCATACAATTCTAATCTATGTTTTACTACCTTACTGAGGTCAAAATATTCTTCAGTTATTTTATGGAGATTGTTCCCCATTTCTCTTACATGCCCTGGATTTTTTAAACACTTAGTAAAAACCTTTACCCATTCACTCTTGGGGGCACTAGGGGATATCAAGTAACCAGTTTTTCCATTAACTATAGTCTCATCATAACATCCCACATCTGAGGCAATCAGAGGTATTTTATATCTCCCACACTCAGCCACTTTAATTTCAGATTTTGAATCGTTAAAAGCATTCATTTGAAGAGGGGCTATGGATATATCCACATTAGAATAAAGCCCCCCATAAGAGTCTGGGGAAAGTGCGTTGTAAATATTCCAGTTAGGTGCTCCTTTAAACCCCCTTAATAGAATCCTCTTATAATTTCTCCACACCTCATGCTGCCAATCTTCTTGAGGATTTCCATCCTCATCTTTCTTTAGGAGAGGGGCTCCATAAAATCCCCAATGCACGTTCTCTCTACCTACTCTCCCATTAACAAGATGTGGTATACCTGCGAACTCTTTAACATCCTCTTCGTGGTGAATACCCCCTGCCCATCCAATTCTTATTAAGTTCTTTTTAGGGGGAGGAACTTTAGGAATATTCCAGCATGGTAACTCATAATCAATAGCATTCTTAACAACAGCCAACACACCCCTACAATAAGGCTTAATCCTCTCCGCAAATTTTCTTTGAGTGACTGTAACTAAATCAGCATTCTGATAGATGAACTTAGTAATTTCTTCTAAATTCCTCTCCTTATAAACCTTATAAAGTCTGTGCCCTTCGTATAGATCAGTGAGAAGATCATCCGTATCAAAATGGACAAATTTACCAAACTCCTTTGCCTTCCCCACAATTCTAGCGGTATAGGGTCCTCCCCAATTAGAGATATTATTACACCACACTATATCCGCCCACTTCATATCCGCATAATCCCAGTCTTCCTGCCATCGCCCTTTATTTGCCCCCTCCTTAGTAAGGAGGTTCACATCTTCAACAATACCTAGAGGGTTTAGATTATACCGAAACTCAACTTGATCCCCGTAAAGCTGTTGCATCTTCTTCATCGGGGCTATGAGTCGATAATAGGAACAACCCCCCTCATTGGCAGGGGAACACAGAATTTTAAGCTTCTTCTTTTCCATAAAAAATGGGGGACAGCCTAACGGCTGTCCCCCTATCATAGTCACCAGATTTTGATTATTCGTCTTCTTCTAATTCTTCCTCGAAAATATCCTTAGTGGCTTCCGAAGAGTGGACCATGCCCAGTGCTCGTCCAACACTCATTACTCCTTCCTTAAGGTTGATGCCTTCACCAGTAGGAGCCAAAGACTTCAAAGCACTACTATAGTGTTGACGCTTCCTTCTAAACAATAGCAATAGCAGACCCTCAAACCCTGCCAGCCAGGGGAAGAAAGTTGTACCTGCTCTAAGTACGGACTGCGCCACAGTAACAAGGGCATCTCCTCCCCAATCCTCTTCCTCAGTAGACACAGGAACAAAAACAGCATTTACTTTCAATGCCTCTTCGGGGGCCATTACCACCACTTCGTCCTTCCAGCTTTCCCTATACTTCTCGGGAATCTTCTCCGTAGGCAAGATAATAGCATCTTCCCTCTTATCCTGTTGCACCTGATCAAGTGTAGTGAGCACCATATTTTGCTCGTTTACCCACTCCACCACCTTACAGGAACTAAAGGGCAAAATTATTGCCCCTAACACCACACCACAAATAATAGTTCTTAATTTAAACATAATTAGTTACTCTTCATCTTTTGGAGATAGTCTTCATCCTCTACATCTTCAGCCTCGGTAGGATTTTCACTACTCCCTTCGTGAGAAGGAAGAAGTGCCATAGCAGCATTCTTCACATCTTCATACTCCTCCAGTTTAACGAGAGCATGGATATCATGGAGTGAGTCCATCCATGCTGCTACTTCCGCCTTACTCCCAGCCTCGGAGGACTTAGGACGAGGCGATGACTGATCATACTTAGGCCACTGACCTTCCATGATCTTCACAATCTTAAAATCATGCCCAGATTCAAGATCGGTGATATCACCAAAATCTTCATCGAGCATAGCGGCAATAATCTTCTTAAAGAGGATCACACCGATGGAAAGGATTTTAACCTCCCCATTCTCACGATCAACCACATTCATGTAGTATCGGGAACGGGGCTTGACCTGACGGGCCAGATCTTCATCCTTGTTAGGCTCCTTCCAGAGCGAGTAGTACAAATCACAAAGAGCACAAGGTTCTCCATGAATCTTACGGCAATGAACATTCTTCACCTGTCCATCTCCATTAGGTACCCTATGAATCTTCGTCTCAGCGTAGAACATAGTCTCTTCATCCTTCCCAGGAAGAATGCGAATTGCATTCGTACCATCTTGGAGTTGGATGAAGTTAGAAAGAAAATCAGAATTAGAGTTTCCACCAGAATTACTGAGTTCCTCGTGTTTTGCCCTAAGGGCATTCAAGTCAATAGCCATGTTAAAACCTCCTATGGTCAGTTGTGGCAGTTACTATATTATAGTCGTAGTTTGCGAAATTTTTAGATTATCTGTATAAATTTGTCTCGGCGCGACGGTTGGATGATAGCTGTACGAGCATATCCTTCTTATGATCCAAAGCCGATACGAGACCCTTTAACAGCGTGTATTTAAAAGAAGCATCATTGACACTCTTTGTATATACTGTGAAGTCAGGGGTGGATTCAACAATATCGTCCAAATCTTTAGCGGTAAGTTTCTTGGGAAAAGATGACATTTTTTGGTCTTTTCTCGTTTGTGCCGTAAATTTAGTCAACTCCAAATTTGCGTCATCTAGAGCTTTTTTAGCTACCGACAAAAGACCCTGATAGTAAGAATACACCGAAGCCTGTCGAGCCAACTCAGTATCAATTTGGTGCTTATCGAACTGAGTAACGCCATCAGCGACATCTACATAATTGTCCCAAGTGAGGTCTTCCAGAGCTTCTAGTAAAGTTTGAGATTTATTCATAGGTATTACCCATCTCTCTATAGTCGAATTTAGTGCCTAGAAACTGATTAACCTCTTCATGACTCACAGCTTCTTTCAAATTAGACGGATGATTATTAGTCAGCTTACCATCCACATGGAGTACCTCTGAACCATTATTAGGGCTTCCATCTGTCTTCATCATTTGGGGCCATCTCTTGTAGTGGAGGAGAAATACTAAATGAGACACATACACCTCCTTGCCGTTCTTGGAAGGAGCAGTTATACTAATCTTCACATGACCTGATTCTGGAGAAGTACGGGTAGTCATCTTTACTGGTATACTACAACTTGCGCTTGGCTTTGCCCACACCTCTACTCTCCCCTGAGAAGTGTACCTGAGCATGTATCTATCCGCTGCTTCCTCATAAGTTGGGTAACGGTTCCTCTTGTTCTTTCTTGGCTTCTTTCTAGTAACTGAATTAGTCCCATTCAGTCTGTCTACATCTTCCCTACAAGGGAGATTATTATCTAACACCTGTGTTAGCTGGGGGGCTATATTGCGACACTCCTTTAAAAATCTTTCATGATTTAGGTTAGCTAAATCTCTTCCAGCTTTAATAAAAGTATCGGCGGCCCACTCTTCCTTAGATTTATTATAATCAAACATACT